GTCTAGGCTAGTAACACTGAGTCCCCATCTATCAACGTCCTTGCGTGGATTGTATTTGACCCAATTGAATGTGTTAATCCACTCCATTAATCTAGTTACATCAGTGGTAACATCAAGTTCTATCTTGTTTCCATAACGTGTTATTGCTGAGCCATCCATCTATTTGTTTCCTATTATCATGAACCTTTTGTATTTTGGTAATGCAAGTTCTCCTGCAAAGTATATAGTTGATAATCCACAGGTGTTTTTAAACTGTTCAAGATTGTTAACACAATTTACGTGTTCATCCAACTCGTCATAGTCATTGCTCTGTAATACCACCATGGAACCGTTGGGAACTGCATTCAACCATTTTGTGTAGTCACTATCGCTTATGTGTTCACAACTGGTATTGATAACCATGTAGGGCGTGTTCTCATAACTGTAGTCCGTCATATTCTGGGTTACTGCTCTGAACATTCCCTGCATTTCGTATTTCTTGTTCATCATGATTGCAATATCCTTGCATGATGGATCAACATCAACGCTGACAATTTTGCCAATGCCAAGATCACTATTGAACAGCATGGTTGATAAAACTCCATACCATCCTCCAAAGATTACTACTTCTGCATTTACTATGCTCTTGGTCTGTTTTTCAATCTGTTCTATGAGCCATTTTTTGCTTAGTAATTGGCCTCCCCAGAAACTTTCCAGAGTCCTGTCCCTGTCCTTGCTGTTGCGGACAGCATCCATCCAGAATTTAATATCTTCAATGTCTATCTTCATCTATGCAGTTTTTGTAACCTTGCCCCAATTAAACATGTTCCATACTCTTTCGTGTGTGTAATGCACAATCACAAAAACAAGGTTGCTCACGATGGTATAACTGACTGCTTCCGCATTACCGCTTCCACCAAGGAATTTAGCAATGAGGAAGACTGCAACCAAACTGTATAATCTCCAAGTTATAGTTTTGGCAATGCTGCGAATCTTTCTATCATATCCGTTTTCCTTCCATACCTGTGATAGGTTCCACAATTTTTCGTGTATGATGAAACTAATGAACCCCACGGTCCAGCTCATTACAACAAACTTGGTTATCCATTCTGCGTCCTTGGCAAATGCCAATCCTACCGCCACCATACTAATCATTACAAAAAATCTATAACTTATTGTCTTAACTAATGTTCTAGTGTTGTTATCTTTAATCATTTCCATTTTTAATTTCCTTATAATATTTTGGTATCTTGCTATCAGCACTGCTAACACAAGTTTCCGTTATGCACTTTTTTGGCTTATCAAATAATCTAAAACCATTGTGTATATCGCCAAGAGGTTCATCAGAACAACTGTATGCTCTCTTGACCTCGATGCCTCTTATTATAACACTTTGATATCCAGAATTGCAACCCCAATTCTTAAATTTATTAAAACCAAAAGCATTCATTCTTTCCGCCTGATCCATTCCGTAATTGTTACCCTTGGCATCCTCAAAATACATCTGCATGAGAGGTTGGCCCTGATTGTTCTGTGGAAAGTTAGTTTGCATCTTATCAATCTGATCCTCGGTATATCCATCCACAACAAAACTTGCCGTTGGATCGCTCTGTGGTTTTAGCGTTACATTAATACCTCTCTCTGAAAATCTTGCACAGCGATCATACAGTTCATCAAACTGTTCGGGAACCATTACCTGATTGATCGTAACAAAGACTCCAGCATTCATTAGTTGCAAACACTTGTCTCCAAATGCCTGTTCCTGTGCAAACTCCGCATGATAGCTCGCTGTTATGCTTCTGCGCTGTAGTGTTTCGGTTGTTTCCAACCATTTGCTCCACCACTTGCTACCCGGAGATAGATTAGTGGTCAGGTGTATGCTTTGGTAAGGTGCTGTTGTATCACTACAATAATGCTCTATGAGCGGACCAAAGTCCTTGTAGGCAGTAGGCTCGCCTCCACTAAAACTAAAATGGAATTCCGTGAATCCATTCTCTCTTGCCTGCCGCTTGATTTCATCTATCGTATTTTTATAAACTTCCAAGTCCTGGTGATCTGGTTGATCGGTATTTGCATATGGCCAACAGTAGGAACACTTGTAGTTACAGAACCTTCCTAGGATCCAACTAACATTAAATAGTGGTTGATCCATCATTGTCCTCTGTCCAAACTTTACTATATTTTGGAAAGGTATAAGAGTAAAATCGTTCATTATATACATATTTAACCACTCTTGCTCTTGACAACCGCGTTTAAGGCTTATATAATAGTGTTGTGTTTAAATACACGACATTAATAATGGAGAAAACATAATGTCAAATACAGAAGCAATCAAATCTGCAATGGAAGCATTCCTAGCAGAAGATGAGAAATTTGAAGCAGGCAATGGCGCCGCTGGAACCCGTGCTAGAAAGGCACTCCAGGAAATGACCAAGGCTATCAAGGAAAGACGTAAGGAAATCACGGACACCAAGAACTCACGCAAAGCAGAGAAGATGGGTGGCTAAATGGATGACGACAAGCCTTACACAATAACGCTTGATCCAAGTTATACCTATAGTGGCGGTGCTGCAACTACAAGCACCGTCACCGTGGGTGATGACGACTACGGACTTGATATTAATTCAGGAACATTTACAATAGACACTTCCAGTATCTCAGATCCAGACTACGGTTCATGGGGCAGTGACATCAGTGTTCCCGCAGACGGTGATATCAAGATTGGTGATAGGAGCCTAAAGACGTTCATGGACACCATGGAAAAGCGAATGGCAATCCTACAACCGGATCCCAAGAAACTAGAAAAATTTAAAGCACTACAAAAAGCATACGAGCATTACAAGCATTTGGAAAGGTTATGCGAATTAGATGACGAGGACGAAATCAAAGGCCCATTATTCTAAGGACAAGAACAAGTTATTCCGAGACATCATGAGAATTGGTGTTCTCGAAGACGAAATCAAATATGCGAAGGGTCAATTACAACCACATGACACTGGTCATATACATACAGCCATTGGTTGGCTGGAACACAGAGTTAGACTATTGAAAGGAATAAAAGACGATGACTACTAATGTAAAACTTATTTCGCATTCACATGCACCCAAGGAGTTGGAACTGGATAACTGCCAGGACCTAATTGCCTACTGCGCAAGGGTAAGCAATCCCAGCAATCAAATGAATTCGGAAACGTCAGAGAAACTGATCAAGTATCTAATCAAACACGCACACTGGAGCCCACTAGAAATGGTCAGTGCCTGCTTGGAGATCAATACTACCCGCGACATTGCACACCAGATCGTGCGACATCGTTCGTTCTCATTCCAGGAGTTTAGCCAACGCTATGCTGATCCTGCGGAGTTCGGAGATCAGTTTGTTATCCGTGATGCAAGGCTGCAGGACGAAAAGAATCGCCAGAATTCAATCGAAACTGATGACCTACAATTACACGCACAATGGGAGAACCAACAGCGTGATGTTATTGATGCTGCCAAAAAGGCATACGAATGGGCAATTGACAATGGCATTGCCAAGGAACAGGCACGTGCAGTATTGCCCGAAGGCAACACCAAGACACGACTATACATGAACGGAACTCTGCGTTCGTGGATTCACTACATTGAATTGCGTGGCGCAAACGGAACACAGAAAGAACACATGGAAATCGCACATGCCTGTGCGAAAGTTATAGCGGATATATTCCCACTAGCAGAAGACTTAGTCTAAGGAGGCTAAAATGAAAGTAGGTTTGTCATTCAGCAGGTGCCTTCGTGACCTCGTTGAAGGTCGCGTGGATTTTAGTGAAATCCTAGTAATCATTGCCCGCACGGATTTCGATCCACATAATGATGAGCATTGGGAAAACATCTGGGATGGCTATCGTTACGGTGGTTTGAGTGAAGCAGAATGGGCGGACGCAGAGGATGACACGGGTGTAACCAACCCTGAAGAAATCTACCGCAATGTTGCTATTCAATTATACGATAACGGCAAACTGCATCAACCAAGGCAGTTTAAAGGATACCACCCTCCACGTATGCCTTACTACTGGTTGGATTGTTCTGTTCCTCCAAATGAGCGCACTCCTGCCGCACAGAAGGCCTGGGAGCAGTATCAGATCATTTCGGGCTTATCACAAAAGCAACGTGTCCTAAAGGATGACTTCTAATGAGTTATAGCCGTTGGAGTAACAGCACTTGGTATTCGTTCTGGAGTGTGAGCGATGCCACCACAAAGGAAGATGAAGTTCTTTCTCTGTGGTTGAGTATTGACAACACGAAGGATTGGACGTATAATGAACTTAAGAAATGGACGGCTGAAACCGTCCTTGAGAACTACGAGAGCATCACAGAAGCGGAGGCTGAAGAAGCCCTTGAATACATCAAATATTTTTTGGAAGACGTAGAGAAGGAATATGACACTACCAATTGAAAGAACAAATGCAGTATTGAACGTGGAACGATTCCTAATGGACTTGCGAGATCCCAAGAAGTATCCGCGGGTGCCCAGTGCTGTTCGCAAGCAGGCAAGTAGTCTGTTGAAACACTATCCCCGCAAGTATGACATGATGGATCCTACAGAAAGTTTTGAAGCCATTGAAGAATGGTCATATGAGGATGGTGCTTAGTGTATGCTATTATGGTATGCCTCGATGGCGAGGATGATTGGATCTTTGTAACCGAAGATACGGGCAAGTGTGATTGGAATCTCAAACCCTTGCTGTTTGAAGAATTAGAAGATGCAGTGACAATAGCAAAAACATTCGCAGTTCCAGGAAAGGAAGAAAACGTGCAGGTGGTGGAATACAATGAAGATTAAAATTTCAAATTATCCTAACAGACTTATGTCTCGATTCCATACTCGTTATATGGACAAGAAGTATGGCTATGTAGACTGGCCCACAGAACAAACACGATTCGAACGCAGTCTTGAATGGCTGGAGGATCGTGTGCAGGACTTTTATAATGTGTTCAACTGGATTTGGTTTGATCGCAGAACACAACAGATAAAGGTGCGCATTGATCGTTGGGATACTTGGAGCATGGATCATACCCTTGCACCCATCATTCTGCCCATGCTCGTTCAACTTAAAAAAGAAAAGCACGGTGCTCCTTGGGTAGCCGTTGTGGATGTTCCAAAAGAACTGCGCCCTTCCAAGAAGGATATTTTAAATTACGAAAAGGATGGTTCCACTGATCCTAAGTTTTTTGAGCGTTGGGATTGGGTGCTTGATGAAATGATATAC